CGCGACGGAAGCCGTAAACTCCGTATGTCTAACATAGGCCGCAAGGACAGATTCCTGTGGAACGTCTTTAATGAAGTAGAAACAAAAGAAGATATACCGCCGCATACTTACGTCAAGTTTCTCTACGGGCATGTCATAGAAGAGTTGCTGTTATTTCTGACGAGAGCCGCTGGACATTCTGTCACAGACGAACAAAAGAAATGTGAAGTTAACGGCATCACCGGGTCTATGGACTGCAAGATAGACGGCTTGGTAACAGACGTTAAGTCTGCATCTACCTTTGGGTTCAAGAAGTTTAAGGAAGGAACACTGGCTTATGACGACCCCTTTGGGTACGTTGCTCAGATTAAAGGTTACGCAGCTTCAGAAGGACAGAGCGAGTTTGGCTGGTTGGCAATGGACAAAGCCAATGGACACCTTACTTACTTAAAGTACGACGCGAAAGATGAGTCATCCCGTGTTCACCATCTTATTAACTATGACGTCGCTGACCACATAAACCGTATAAAAGAAGTAGTAAAAGAAGAGACACCACCGGAAGTTTGTTACGAGACTAAGCCTGACGGCAAGAGCGGTAATCAAAAACTTGCTATCGGTTGTTCTTACTGCCAGTACAAGAAAGTCTGCTGGCCTAAAGTCAGGGGCTTCCTGTATTCAAGCGGCCCACGTTATTTAACAGAGGTGCATTATGAGCCGAAGGTCCAAGAAATTAAAGTTTCGTAGTAATTTTGAACAAACTGTTTCTAACTTACTAAAAGATTTTGACTATGAACCATTTAGAGTTCCTTACGTTGTTCACCGCAAGTACTGTCCTGACTTTGTGCACGAGCCGTCCGGTACACTTGTGGAGTGCAAAGGTTTCTTTAGGGAAGGGGACACTAAAAAGTACACAAGTATCAGGGACAGCTTACCAGAGGACCAGCACCTTGTCTTTGTACTAATGGACCCCTTAAAGAAAGTCAGGAAAGGGGGGAAAATCACGATGGACCGTTGGTGTGAGAAAGAGAGCATACCTTGGTACAGCGTTGACACACTAGAGGAGTTGCTAAAAGATGTCTCTGACACTAACAGAGCTTAGGGAGTACTTATTGAACACTTACGACCCTGACGCTTTACTAGAAGCTTTGGAGATAAGCTCCGAAGAACTGCTAGACAGGTTTGACGACAAACTTGTTGACAACATAGATAAATTTGAAGAGGACTTTATAAATGACGAAGAAGAGAACGAAGACGCAGTTGAGGGAGGCTACTCCTAAAGAGTGGGACGACATGACATTTGTTTGCCCCGAAGATTCCACTAGAGGCAACACAAAAAAAGCTGTGGAGAGGACTGACGACGATGTACAAAATCCTATACATTATAACCAAGGTAATTTCGAGTGTATAGAGGGTATTGAGGCTATGTTGACTCCACAGGAATACATTGGGTACTTACGCGGTAACTCCCTTAAGTATCGGTGGCGGTATCCCTATAAAAACGGAATACAGGATATATTCAAAGCGGAGTACTACGAAAAAAAATTAATGCGACAACTAGATATGTACCCAGAAAACTACCAAGTAGAACCTACGAAATGAAGGTCATAGACGGCGGTTTTGGGAAACAAATAAGTGTGGAGCAAGTTTTTGAAGCTGCTCTAAATTCGAAAAAGTTAAAGGAATACGAGACGGCTTTTTGTATTATGAAATCACCAGACTACATAACGGTCTCTACTAATATGGAACGAGACGAACTGTACTTTTTACTTGACCAAATAAAAATGTCACTGATAACAGATGGAGATTACCAATTATAATGGATGCATACCAACAGTACATACACAAATCAAGGTACGCTCGTTACTTACCAGAGGAGCAGCGCAGAGAGTCTTGGGAAGAGACTGTCAACCGCTACCTAGACTTCTGGGTGTCTCAAGACAAACTAAAAAAACATGAAGCTCAGGACATCTTCACACAGATACAGACGCTTAACGTCATGCCTTCCATGAGAGCTTTAATGACTGCTGGTGAAGCTTTACATAGAGATAACGCGGCTGGTTTCAATTGCTCTTACTTACCTATAGACCATCCTAAAGCGTTCGACGAAATGATGTACGTTTTAATGTGCGGAACAGGTGTGGGGTTCAGCGTAGAAAGACAGTACATAAGTAAATTACCCGAAGTAGCCGAGAAGTTTCATGATACCGATACAGTTATACACGTCGCTGACTCAAAAATTGGGTGGGCAAAAGCGTACCGAGAACTTATTGCAATGTTGTATACTGGTCAAGTACCCAAGCACGACGTATCTGGAGTTAGACTTGCGGGGGCGCCCCTTAAGACTTTCGGAGGTAGAGCAAGTGGTCCTGAGCCTCTTGTGGACCTCTTCCTCTTTACTATCGAAGTCTTTAGAAACGCTGCTGGCAGAAGACTCAGCTCTATCGAATGTCACGATCTCTGCTGTAAGATTGCACAAGTCGTTGTTGTCGGAGGAGTAAGACGAAGTGCCCTTATCAGTCTCAGTAACCTCACTGACGACAGAATAAGACGCTGCAAGTCTGGGCAATGGTGGGTAGAGAATCCACAGCGTGGCCTAGCCAACAACTCTGCTTGCTACACAGAGAAGCCTGACTTTGGTGCTTTTTTGGAAGAGTGGAAAAGTCTGTACGAATCTCATTCGGGAGAGCGGGGTGTCTTTAGTCGGGTAGCGAGCCAGGCGCAGGCTGCTAGGAACGGACGTAGGGACGCCGAAGTAGACTTCGGTACTAACCCGTGTTCTGAAATTATACTCAGGCCGTACCAGTTCTGTAATCTTTCTGAGGTTGTCGTTAGGCCAGAAGATACGTTAGAAAGCCTGCGAATAAAGGTAAGGACTGCTGCTATACTAGGGACTTTACAAGCAACCTTAACTGACTTCAGGTACTTACGGAAGATATGGAAGACGAACACCGAAGAAGAAGCGTTACTAGGTGTCTCGCTAACGGGAATTATGGACCATCCTACTATGTCAGGTAGGGGCGGACGTAGTGAACTTCAGCATTGGCTTACGCAGCTTAAAGAAGAAGCCATTAAAACAAACGCTAAGTGGTCTAAACGGCTTGGGATTAACACCAGTACCGCGATCACTGCCGTCAAACCTTCGGGAACGGTTAGCCAGCTAGTGGACAGCTCCTCTGGTATACACCCACGGTACTCTAAGCAGTACATAAGGAGAGTCAGAGCAGATGCAAGAGACCCCCTCTGTAGTGTCTTAGAAGCTGCTGGAGTGCCTGTGGAAGAAGACATAACCTCAGCTACTACTAAAATCTTTTCGTTCCCTGTGAAGTCTCCTGAAGGCGCTGTGGTAGCGACAGACATGGGAGCTATGGAACAGTTAGACCTCTGGGAAGCTTACCAGGAACACTGGTGTGAACACAAGCCTAGCATGACTTGCTATTATAGAGACCATGAGTTTCTTGATGTAGGACAATGGCTGTACAACAACTTCGACAAAGTTAGTGGCATTAGCTTTTTGCCTTACTCAGAACACACGTACCAACAAGCTCCTTACGAGCCGGTGGAGTCCGACGAAGAGTTTGCTGCTTTAGTTGAGGGCTTTCCCACAGAGATTGACTGGAACGTGTCGGAAGAGTCAGACATGACAGAAGGGTCACAGCAGTTGGCTTGTGTTGGCAATAGCTGCGAGATTTAACCTAGTCGTACAAATCTTCAAACAGACGTTTGCCGAAAGTCATGCGGGAAATTCTGTCAATGTTAGCCACGCCGGGTACGTAGTTTTGTACGGCCCTGAGTGCTGGAGTGAAAGGCTCTTCTTCACCTAGAACAGCACGTTTTGGAATGTTGAAGAGACCTCCTCCTAAATCTACAGCAGCGCGGATAGGAGCCGGGTAAACCTCTACCGGGCTTCCTCCGTACTCTTCTGCTCTAATGTCTACAATGCCGCTAGATACGTTAGACCATATCTGGTTCCAGGCGGCTGAACTAATGCCTTCAGGAGTCAGCAGTTCCTCCATATTTCTGTCTCTCGACAAGTCAAGAGTCTTTCTAGCGTCGTCCCAAACTCCCGCAACAACACCAAAAAGAGCGGCGTACTTACCTGAGTTAAGCATAGCGTCCTTCAACGCCTTAGCCCCTTCAGGAGTGTTTATACCTTTGTCCCTTACTTTCAGGATGTTTAGCCCCACGTCGGTGCGTAGGCTGTTCATTTGTTTGTTCATGTACGACAACATACTGTAAGCCATACGACCGTTTGGGTTGTCGTGAAAAGCTTTAGGCAACGCAGACGCACTAACAGGTTGCCATTTATTCATGGACGCACCAGCAAAGTTTAGTACCCAAGGGCTGCTTAAGTCTTTAGCTTTCAAGGCTTCGACAGTTTGCTGAAACTCTTTTTCCGTTAGCCCACGCATCCCGTCGTGTTCTCTAAGTTTAGCTAAAGATTTTTCTGAGCCATCTTTAGAAAGATTAAAACCCCGCTTGACAGCAGAGTTAGCTAGTATTTCTTGGCCCATTCTGTTGACAGTGCTAGTACCAGAATACTTGTACAAGATTTTACCCAGTGCGTCTGTTCCTTCAACAAAACCTCTGCCACCACGCTTAGTACCCAACACGGTCCACTGGGCTACTTCAGCAGCCTCCACAAACGCTTTTGATGAAGTGTTAGCTACCTCCCCCATGAATTCTCTGTCTAGTCCTAGTACTTTGTTACTTATCCATCCTGCTTCAATACCTAAGTTTTTATTAAAGGTTGCCAGGATAGCGGTAGGAACTGACTGCGCCCACGCTTTGACACCGTTTTGAAAGATAGGTGCGGTGACTCCTTCAATTATGTTAAGAACAGCGTTCATTGGGTTAGCTAAGAGAGCAGCGGACGTTGTTCGTCTGCCTACAGCACCTAGTGTGTCTCCACCCTGCTTAGACGCTATGAGTAAGGACTCGAGACCGTTCACTAAATTTCCACGGACGGCTAGAGTAGCGCCTTGGTCACCCGCCGCGTTGCCGATTTCGGTAATAACTTTCTTCAGCCGGTTAACATTTTTCTCACTTTTTTTTCTTTTTATTTTAGAAGGGTCAATCTCAAAACGATGCGCTAACAGTCGCGCAGCCGACACGTCTTCTGCAAATTCTTTTAGAGCTACAATAGGGTTGTGGTAGTCGTCAGGGCTGACCTTAGTGACTTTCTTCAGCGCGTGTATAGTTTTAGAAGGGAAATAAGATACATTCTGGTGCTTTAAAAGGTCTGCCTCCTGTAGTTGCTTTACTTGTTGACGGAGGTGTTCTATTATCTCTTTTTCTTCTGGCGTTTTCGCAATGTTGCTAAGTTTTTTCCAAGTCATCCTGCTCTTTTTTTCTATAGCAGGATTCATTCGCAACACCGCTGCTTTCAAGCTCTTGTTTTCCTCAAACAACTTCATAGCTCTAACATAAATGTCCGACTCAAATGTTTTTTCAATCGCTTGTTGGTCGTGCCTTATCATTATCTCAGAGTCTTCGGCAAGCCGTGCGGCCCGTGCGCCTGCATTTTTCACTATCCATTCTTTAGTAGATAAGAAGATGTTACCAAAAAATCCACTCTGCCCCGTCGCCGGCAGTTCCTGTGCTTCTGCAGCTGCCTTCTCGTCGATGCTCTGTATTATTCTTTCTGAGCCACTCGTATCTCTACCCGACCCTGTGGCCTCTTTGCTTACTGGACCAACGTTTGGAAAACCAGACCCACCTATGTGAGTACCCTCTCCACTTAGTTCAGCTTTAGCCTTAGCCGCTGCTTCTTTTATTTCGTCAGCGTTCTTAGTGAGAAAAGCACCAGAGGCTCCACCTAAGACACCACCAGCAGCCGCACCGAAGGCAGCACCTGTGAGCCTTCCTTCTTCGCCTTCGCCGCTTAGAAAGCCGTATGCTGATCCTTCAGCAGCGGTTAAGCCAGCAGCCTTTAAAGCCCGGTCAACCTTTGTACCGGCTTGTGCAATTTTAGCAAGGCCAGCACCAGGGATAAATAAGGCGGCTCCAAACCCAAGTGCTGTAATAGACTTGGACGCAGTGGGGTTATCTTTTTCAAAAGCACTTAGCTCTCTACGTGACTGACCAATAGCAGACGCCCAGTCATCAGCTTCTCCTGAAAGCAAACGGACCGTAGCATCAAGCTCGTCACCAGCACCAACAGCAGACTCAACAAAGTCTACTAAAGCTGACCTGATAGTGGAGTATTCAGCTTCTTCTTCTTT